CTATAAATGTTCCTAATTTTCTTGGACAAACTATTATAAATTACATTATTACCTTCAACTGCATCAACTTTTGTCCATAGCTCTTCCTCTATTTGTTGATTATTCAAACTATACAACCAAACATCGGTATTATTAATGTTTGCAACATCTATCGCAACTACTTGATTTGTGCTAGGATTGGTAATTGAAAATTCTCCATCTTCTAACAACCCTTGTTTAAAAAGGCTAAAAAATCCAGTATTAGAACTTCCTGGTCCTTTACCGTCTTCTCTATATAATAACGAAAAAAATTCTCCTGGCAATGGATCTTTTTCAGTAATATCTGTTTCAAAATCAGATCCTACAATCTGGAAGTTTTTACTACTACCGTTGATAGATCTATTAAACGTATAAACCGGAACACCTGTTTGAATACTGTTAAATTGATATTGTTGTGTAGTGATTCCACTTATTGTTGCAGACTTTGTAGGATTACCAAACACCTTATTAGCAGGCAATGCCCTATTAATTATTTTAATAAATTGTTCATACCAATTTGGATTACTTGGATCATTCCACGTAATAGTTTGATTTTGTAAATTTATACCATTTGAATCAACCACAGATTCTGTTGTACTAACATCAACTACTTTTAATAATCCTTTTGCACAGATGTTTCTTTTTGGATTATAACTTAATAATCTTGCTAGTCTTAATACACTTTCTCTGCGTTCTGCTAATTCTAAATAATTTTCTCTTGCATTTAGATCTATCCTAAACGCAATATTTTGTCCTAAAAAAGCAATTAGATCAATTAGTGCAAGATATTCAGAACTTTCAATATAATCATTAAAATCTTCTGGATAATTTTCTCTTATATAATCAATTAATATACGTCTTAGGTTATCAAAATCATAACTTTTGAATTCTGCATTCCTGTATGATTGATAAATTCTTTTCCAATCCTCAGCAACTAATAATCTATTTTGCCTATCAGTTAACGACATCGCTTTTTCCTTTTAAGATATTTATCGTAACTAAAATATACGTACTTTACTAATTAGTTAAAAATCCGTTGTTTTCGTCAAACTGTAGCCGCATTTGTTCACTTATATTATAAGGCAAATATAATAAACTACATTCTATTTGTAACCCACTTTCGTATTGATCAACTATAACATTATTAACGTCTAAGCGAGGATCTAAAGTTATAATTGCTGTTACATCATCAATAATAGCGTTACGCAAATCGTCAGTTAAAGGATCAAAAAGAACATCCCAGATTATAGTACCAAAATTCGGATCAGATAATTTTTCTCCTTGCCTTATGTGAAAATGATTAATTAGATCTTGCTTTATTAATGCTAGATCAAATAATACAGGATTAGTACTTTCTGGATTTACCGTGCTTATTCCTCTGTAGGCAATAACATTTGCTGTATAAGGTGTTTGAACTCTTATGTTTGATTTAACCCTAACTTGTTTTATAATATTTTTTTCTAAAATACTCATTTTCCATCCTTAATTGCTTTTACGGAATGTATCAGGAACTGATGCTAGTTCTACTTCTTCTTGCACTACGCCCTTGTTTGCAATAGCATCTGTTTTATCAGGTTTAAATTTCATAGGATCTAAATTTTCATGACTTTTCCACGGTTCGTGCTCTGGAATCCTAATCGGAATAAATGCTTCAGTGGCATCCTTAGCATCACCTGCTGTAGCTGCACTTGGGCCATTCATATGAATAGCTCCTGCTGTTTCAATATGTTGACTGCTACTAATATTACTAGTTCCTCCACAAGTAATTTTACCATTTGCTCCAACTTTTACTTGCCAGTCAGAACCACTTTGCATACTAATTTTTTCTCCTGCTTTTAAATTAGTATCTTTTCCAGATTGTATGTTTAATTCTTCGCCTACTTTAAAATGTGTTGTTTTTAATGATTCAAAATATATTTCTTCATTTGCTTTGATATGAACATTACGCATTGCTTCAAAATTAATATCTCTTTCTGTTTTAATATTAATATCTTGCTCAGTATGCATACTAATACTATCTTTTGCGTATATGTCAATTTTACCATTATTAGTAAGTTCTATCCATGTTGTGCCTTGTGAGTTAATAATGTAAATAATATCTTCAGTATTGTGCATTAAAATCTGATGGCCAGTCCTTGTACTCCAACGAGTTAGTTCATTGTGCAAAAATCTTTTATCTCCAGATTTGTCTCCAGCTTCTAAGTTTGCATATTCAGGTCCGTCATCTTTAGCGGAATATTTACGAAGTAATGTTTGATCGCCATCGTCCATTACAAAACTTGTACCTCCGAATCTATCTACCGATATTTTTGTCCTACCATATTCTTCACCGTATTCCCATTTTAATCCAGACTTATTAGTTGGTCCGGGCGAACTCCAACCAAAAACCATACTAGGAACTTCTCTCCTTGCACTACTGGTATTGGTTCCTCTTAGATGATCTTTATCTAATCCTTGTTTTACTAAAATATCTAATCTATCTTGATTTACAGGTTTTATAAATTTAGTAGGATCTGCACCACTTTGTTTAAGTTCTTTATTATATTCTGCAACAGGAGATAATTGACTTGCATTAGAATATCCTGTACTTGCATGACCAGGCACCTGGAAATTCATATACCTATCTTGTATACAACCAATCCAAAATCCAAAAGAGTAATTATTTTCTGCCATTAATACTAAAACTTTTACGCCTACATCTGGCGGTACAGCCCAAAAACCATAACTTTTTTGTGTAGAACCATATGTATTATTTGGACTAACTGCGTCACGAGGAGTAACTCCATAAAAAGGACTTACATAATCACATGGAATAATATACCCTGTTCCGTCGCCAGGGTTACCAGATTCTGTAATTTTTAAAATTTCTACTTCTAACCTTCCCATGTAATCTGGATCTAAATGATTTACTATCTTGCCAATATAAGGTCCAGTGGTATTCATCCATGAAGGTTTTGATCCTCTTTTATATTTGTTATTTTGTTGATTAATTGGTCCTAGCATCTTTTATCTTTAAATTTGAATTATGGTCCAGCATCAATAACGTCTTGTGCTATTCCTGTTTGTGTTTTTCCTGCGGTTGGTTTTTCTGCCATTGCAGTTTTTGCTTCTGCACCAGCAGATTTAGGTTTTGGTTCAGCAGCTTTGCTTGTTGCTGCAATTGGCTTAATATCGTAATTTTGATTCTTTCTGCGATTCATGCTTAACACTTGGGTAAACAACCCGTCTTTGAATCGACTTATTGCGGTTTGCACTGCATACAATCCACTGAAAGCTGGAACAACTCCAGCTCCGGTAAAATCTTGCCATCCAGTTTCTTTATAATCAATTGGTGTTCTAAACGTAACCAATACATCAACTTCTTCTCGTTGGTAATCCATAGTTCCATCTTTTGTTAAGTTAATTGAAACTGGATTTGCATCAGCTGAATAGTTGCCGAACCCGCTATCTGCAATGTAGTAAGGATCGCCCCAGATTGATAAATTAACCCTTGCTAGATCTTTTTCATTATTTAAAAACGCATCATTTATAGCCCTAGCGATACTAATTTTATCATATGTTCCAAGTGAACCACCTACTCCACCAGTGGTAGTAGACATATTTTCTTCTAATGTAAGGTTACCAGCAGTGCTGCTTTCTCCAGTACCTGTTTCTGTAGAAATTTGTACTTCTTGATCTTGCTTGTACATCTGATCAGATTTTTTATTCCTATTTGCTAATGTTTTATTACCACCGCTACCTTGATAGGATACATAAAATGCACTATCAAATGTTAAATCAAAATCAATTATATCATCATTTTTTCCAGTGTACAAATAATCATATTCTTTGCAAGCCTGAGAAACTAAATTATCGTACCCAGGATAAGCTTCTGATATAGGGCCGTACTTACTGACATGCGCTCTAAAAGGCAGCACAGCAAATACATATACGTTAGGATGTCTTCCACCTTTAGATTCTTGCGCTGGGTCGTCAACTACATAGCAATGAGTTTCGATCTTAAAATAAGGAATCATTCCATTTTCATCTGGCGTTGCATCTGCAATTTTTTTACCATAATCACTTAATAAAATTAATTCTTCAAGCATATCAATTATGCTTGTTCCTGATTTAAAAGTTATAACAGTTCCATTTTTCCTTAACTGTATGCGACCTCTTTCAAATAATCCTGGTTCATCTTCACTCTCAGTAAATCTAGGTTTACCAAATGGTTGTTTTTTTCCAGAAGTAAAATCATCAACAATTTTAGCAGTACCAATTTCATTAACTTTGGCTTCGTTTTCTGCATAAGATTTTGCAGCTATGCCTGGATTACCTACAACATTTTTTAATCCTTTTACCTTATCTACTTCTCCGGCAAACCTAGGATCAACACTGCCTACATTTGTTCCTCTACCTGATTCCCATAATTCATCTACATTTACAGTTGCTCCTGAATCACTAGATCCGCCACTGAAAACAGTCTTAGCAGAAAACCTTTCGGGACCGTTTTCTTTTGGAAACATTATTACATATTGATCTGGTGTTAATACGTCTCCATTTGATTTTTTTTGTTCTTCGCGATTATTAAAATGAGTTGCAATACTGAAAATACCTTTTTGACACAGTTCTAATAAACTTTGTCCTTCTAATTTTAAATCCGCTTTTGAATCCATGATAACAGAATTAAAATTCTGTTCTGCCCAAGGATTGCATTCTGCACTGTAAGTGCTACCGCTTTCGGTAACTTTCATGTCTAATTTATTAAATTTTAATGGAAACAATCTACGTAAAGTTGGCTTATTTACTATTTTTCCATTAATATCCCACCCTATAAAATCTAAAGTTAATAAAAAAGGCGCTTGCCTATAATTCTTGTATCCGGCATTTCCTGCAGCTATTTGTAAAACCTGTAAAAAAGTCCCCATACTAAATGGTTCTAAAACATCAAAAGATACTTTATGTTGATTTGATTGTTTATTTCTTATATTTGGTGCTATTTGATGTT